AAATTAAATTTAAAAATAGCTAAATACACCAATTCAGGTGCGTTTTCAAAATTAATAGAAAAATAAAAATATGGCTGAGTCAGTTGTAACAAATTATTTTCCAAGCCAAATAGCTAGCGACCAAGAAAAGATGTCCATGAAATATGGTACAGCAATCGGACGAGCTATTGAGAACGAATGGTTTAAAACCGATAACGGTCTGGGTAGGTTTAAAAGTAATCAAAATACATTTCATAATTTAAGATTATATGCGCGCGGAGAGCAAGGCATACAAAAATATAAAGATGAGTTATCAATAAACGGTGACTTAAGCTATTTAAATCTAGACTGGAAGCCAGTGCCTATTATACCAAAGTTTGTTGATATAGTTGTTAATGGTATTTCAGAAAGAGCTTTTGATATTAAAGCATATTCACAAGATCCATATGGCGTTGAAAAAAGAACAAAGTATATGGAGTCTCTTATCAGGGATATGCAGACAAAAGAAATAAACGAATTTGTAAACACTGAATTTGGTGTTAACTTATTTGAAAACAATCCAGAAACATTACCTAAAAATAAAGAAGAACTAGAATTACACATGCAACTTAGCTATAAGCAGCAAGTTGAAATAGCCGAAGAGCAAGCTATAAATGTTTTATTAGATGGTAATAAATACGATTTAACTAAAAGACGATGCAACTACGACCTTACGACAATTGGTATTGCGGCCGTAAAAAATTCGTTTACAAAATCCGAAGGCGTTAAGATAGAATATGTTGACCCTGTGGACCTCGTATGGTCTTATACAGAGTCTCCGTATTTTGATGACATATATTATGTAGGAGAAATAAAAAGAGTTCATTTAAACGAGCTTAAAAAAGAATTTCCATGGCTTACAAATGATGAGCTACAAGAAATATCTGCACAGTCGTATAACAATAATGGATTTTACGATAGAACATTAACCAACTATGACGAAGACGACTCTAATACTGTTCAGGTTCTTTATTTTAATTACAAAACATATGCTAATGATGTTTACAAAGTTAAAGAAACTGCTACAGGCGCTGTAAAGCTTATACCAAAAGACGATCAGTTTAATCCACCAGAAGAAATTATGGCGGAATATGGTATAGCTAAATTATCGCAATCATTAGAAGTTTTATATGAGGGTGTTAAAATTTTAGGCGGCAGAATGTTAAAGTGGGAGCTTGCTAAAAACATGATACGTCCAAAAAGCGATTATACTAAAGTTAAAATGAACTATAGTATCGTTGCACCAAGAATGTATAAAGGGCGAATTGAAAGTATTGTATCTCGTATAACTGGATTTGCCGATATGATACAGCTTACGCATTTAAAGCTACAGCAAGTAATGTCAAGAATGGTACCGGACGGTGTATATCTTGATGCAGATGGATTAGCTGAAGTTGATTTGGGTAACGGAACTAATTATAACCCACAAGAGGCGTTAAACATGTTTTTCCAAACAGGTTCTGTAATTGGTAGATCATTTACGCAAGATGGAGATATGAACCCTGGCAAAGTGCCAATTCAAGAAATTACTACAGGCGCTGGTGGTGGAAAACTTCAAAGTTTAATTAGCACATATAATTATTATTTACAAATGATAAGAGATGTGACGGGATTAAACGAAGCGAGAGACGGCAGCATGCCTGATTCAAGAGCTTTAGTAGGTGTTCAAAAACTAGCGGCGGCTAATTCAAATACAGCTACAAGGCATATATTAAACGGTAGTTTATTTTTAACATCGGACTTAGCTGAAAACTTATCATTAAGAATATCTGATATAATTGAATACTCACCTACGAGAGAAGCTTTTATACATAAGATAGGAAATCAAAATGTAGCAGTTCTTGAAGAAATGGGCGATCTATATTTATATGATTTTGGTATATTTATAGAATTAGCACCAGACGAAGAAGAAAAGGCAATGCTTGAAAATAACATACAAGCAGCTGTATCTAGTGGCTTAATAGATTTATCAGATGCTATTGATTTACGAGAGGTAAAAAATATTAAACTAGCGAATCAGCTTCTTAAGCTGCGAAGAAAAGAAAAACAACTTAGAGACCAGCAGATACAACAAGAAAATATTCAAGCTCAAGCACAGGCAAACGCACAAGCTCAACAAGTTGCTGCGCAAGCAGAAATACAAAAGCAAGAAGTGTTAACACAACAGAAGATAACACTTGAACAAGCTAAAGCGCAAATAGATACTCAAAAGCTAATGCAGGAAGCAAATTTGAAAAAAGAATTAATGCAGCTGGAGTTTGAAATGAATATGCAATTAAAAGGTATTGAGGTAGAAGGCCGTAAAAGCGAATTGAAAGAAAAAGAAGACCGCAAGGACCAACGAACTGAAATGCAAGCAACACAACAAAGTGAGTTAATAAATCAAAGACAAAACGATTTACCACCTAAAAACTTTGAATCCGCAGGAAATGATATACTTAGCGGAGATTTTGACTTAGGTTCCTTCGAGCCTAGGTAATAATAATAGTAAATAATTATATAATATTTTATCATGTCTGAAGAATTAGAAAAAGATTCTCAAGTAGTTGAAGAAACAACGCAAGAGAACGATTCCCCAATGTCTTACGACGACGGGATGATTAAAGTAAATTTAAGCGAACTAAATAAACCACAGGAAGATGCCGTTCAAGAGCAAAGCACAGATGCAGGCGATGATACTGTCGGACAACCCGAAGACGCGCCAAGTAGCGAAGAAGTGGTTGAAGAAGTACGGGAGCCCAGCGAAGAAGAGTTGCAGCAGCCCGTACAAGCTGAAGAATCCATTCTTGAAGAAATAACTGAAGAAGAGATTCAAGAGCAAAAAGAAGAATTAGTTAACGAAGTACAGGAAGCAATAGCTGAATCTAATGAAACAGGTGTTGAATTACCTGAAAATATTCAAAAAGTAGTAGACTTTATAAATGACACAGGCGGATCGCTTGAGGATTATGTTAAGTTGAATACGGATTACTCTCAATTAAGCAACAAACAGCTTATAAGAGAATATTATGAAAATACAAAGCCACATTTAGATAGAGAAGATATTGATCTATTAATGGAGGACTTTTCTTACGACGAAGAATTAGATGATGAGAAAGCTGTTAGAAAAGCTAAACTTGCATTTAAAGAAGAGGCTGCTAAAGCTAAAAATCATCTTGAAAGTCTAAAAAGTAAATATTACGAAGAAATTAAAGCTGGATCTAAATTAAACCCAGACCAGCAAAAAGCGATTGATTTTTTTAATCGCTATAAAGAAACCAACGAGGAGAATACCAAAATAGTCGAAAGACAAGCAGCTGTATTTAATAGTAAAACAGAAAATCTTTTTTCCAATGATTTCAAAGGTTTTGATTTCAATGTTGGCGAAAAGAAGTTTCGTTTTAAGGTAAACAATGCAGCTCAGGTGAAAACCCAACAAAGCGACATCAATAATTTTGTCAAGAAGTTCTTGAATGATAATAACGAAATGAATGATGCAGCGGGCTATCACAAATCTTTATTTACGGCTATGAATCCTGACACGATTGCAAACCACTTTTATGAGCAAGGCAAAGCTGACGCAATAAAAGAAACAATGGCAAAAGCTAAGAACGTTGATATGGATCCGAGAGGGACTCATGAAAAAGTCAAAGCTTCTAACGGCTGGACCATTAGGTCAATATCGGGTGGGGAAAGTTCTTCTAAGTTGAAAGTTAAAAGAAGAAAATAAACAACTTAAAAATTAATTAAAATGGCAAACGGGGCATTTAATAATTCAGGTGCTTATTTACAGCACCTAACTCCACGTCCGACCCAAACATTATTTAACGATAACTATTTGTCGTTAGCGGATATGGATTTTACACAACAATTTCTACCTGAAGTATACGAAAAAGAAGTAGAGCGTTACGGAAATCGTACAATTTCAGGATTCTTACGTATGGTAGGCGCAGAAATGCCAATGGCTTCTGATCAAGTAGTATGGTCTGAGCAAGGTAGATTGCATATTGCATACGACGACGCAACTGTAGTTTCTGCTACATCTATTACTATCCCTGCTGCGGCTGGTGGTGTTTCTAAAAACCTTATCGGACCTGGAGCTACTATCGTAGTTGCTGACTCAACTGGGTTTACAGTAGAAAAAGCCTATGTTAGCGCAGTATCAACTGCAGCTGGCGTAGCTACACTTACTGTAGCTGGATATGCTGGCGCGCTTACAGTAACTGGAACAGGTAATGTTAAAGTATTTGTATATGGTTCTGAATATGCAAAAGGTACTTCATTAGCTGGAACTTCTGTAGATGGTTCTTTTACTCAGTTTAGCAACAAGCCAATTATCCTACGTGATAAATATGCTGTTAGCGGATCTGATACCGCTCAAATTGGGTGGGTTGAAGTAACTACTGAAGCTGGAACTTCTGGATATCTTTGGTACTTAAAATCTGAGCACGAAGCTCGTATCCGTTTTGAAGATCAACTTGAAATGGCTATGATTGAAGCTGAAAAAGCTGCTGCTCCATTAACTCCTGGCGCTGGCTTTGGTGGTGGTGATGAAATCACTGGTTCTGAAGGTTTATTTGCTGCTATTGAGGATAGAGGATTAGTTTATACTGATGCTGACTTCGGACAAGGTACTGACAAAGGACTTTCTGATTTCGATGCTATCCTACAAGAGCTTGATAAGCAAGGTGCTATTGAAGAAAATATGCTTTTCTTGGATCGTGCTAGTTCATTAGGTATTGACAATATGCTAGCTGCTCAGAATTCTTATGGAACTGGCGGTACTTCTTACGGTGTATTTGAAAACAGCGAAGATATGGCATTGAACTTAGGTTTCTCTGGTTTCCGCAGAGGATCTTATGATTTCTACAAAACTGACTGGAAATATCTTAACGATTCCGCTACACGTGGATTAATTGGAGATGTTGAAGGTGTATTAGTGCCAGCTGGAACTTCTACAGTATATGACCAAATTTTAGGTAAGAACATTTCAAGACCTTTCTTACATATCCGCTACAGAGCTTCTGAAGCTGATGACAGAAAAATGAAGTCTTGGATCACTGGATCTGTTGGAGGAAACTATACTTCTGACGAAGATGCAATGAATGTACACTTCTTATCTGAAAGATGTTTGTGTGTTCAAGGAGCTAATAACTTTGTATTGTTGAAAAACACAGCAACAACTCCATAATAACCTTAATGTAATAACTACCCTCGTCTTAATGGCGGGGGTACTTGTTACTTTTATTAATACTTTTATTTTATTATATCATGGCTAAAAAAGCTAAAGCAGAAGAAACTGTTGAGGTTGCGCCTCAGCCTGTGGTTGCAAAGAAAGCGGCACCACAACCTAAAAAACCAACATGGGAATACAAAGATAGAACGTATGTTTTAAAAACTGGTAAATCACCATTAATATATACAATACCATCTAAGCACTCTCAAAGAAAAACTCTTTTATATTTTGATCCTGAATTGGGATATCAAAGAGAATTAAGATATGCTACAAACCAGGGTAGTCCTTTTGTAGATGAACAAAAAGGGCCTGTAACACTTGGGCGTATCATAATGAAAGACGGTCAATTGACTGTAGGCAAAGAAAATGTAGCATTACAAAAGTTACTTTCTTTATATCATCCCTTAAAGGATAAAATCTATTACGAATTTGATCCAGTGGGTATATCAGTAAATGAGCTTGACTACATTGAAATGGAATTTGAAGCTGTTTCTTTGGCTAGACAAATGAACGTGGATGACGCAGAAGCTGTATTAAGAGCAGAGTTTGGAAGTAAAGTTTTAGAGCTTTCAACAAGCGAATTAAAACGTGACTTACTAATTTTTGCAAAAAGAAACCCATCTTTGTTTATTGATCTTGCTACCGACGAAAATGTACAATTAAGAAACGTTGGTGCAAAAGCTACTGAAGCAGGTATTATAAAGCTTTCAGATGATCAAAGAACATTTACATATGGGGAATCAAATAGAAAGTTAATGACTGTTCCATTTGACGAACACCCATATTCAGCTTTGGCTGCATACTTTAAAACAGATGAAGGTATGGAAGTTTATAAAGCTATATTAAAGAAACTTAATTAAGTTAGCTTATAGTGGTTAGGCCGCTGTAAATGCGGCTTAATCATTATAAATAATAAATATAAATATGGTAAGTATAAATACTGTTTATCAAAGAGTATTAGGTATACTCAATAAAGAACAGCGCGGGTATGTTACGCCTCAGGAATTTAATCTGTTTGCCAATCAGGCTCAGATGGACTTGTTTGAGCAGTATTTTTATGATATTAATCAATTTGGAAGAATACCTGGGAACGATACCGAGTACTCTGACATGCTTAATATACTTAACGAAAAAATAAATGTATTTGAAACAACTGCACCTCCACCATCTAGAACTGGTAACTTTTTTGACGAGCCTGCAGATATGTACCGCCTTGGTACAGTAATATATAAAAATACAACTACAAATAAATTTGGCGTTACTTCCACAGAACCTATAGAAGCGGAAAGAATAAACGCAAATGAATTCTTATATATAAACTCTTCACCATTAACAAAGCCTAAAAACATAAGACCCGTGTTTGTTGCTAATACAAGCGGCATACGTGTTTACGGAGATAGTGAAATAACAGATGTTAATGATATAGATTTTAATTATATTAAAACACCTGCCCAAGTTAATTGGGGATATCAGATTGTTTTTGACGAGCCTTTGTATGATGCATCGACAACAGTAAACTTTGAGCTGCATCCATCAGAAGAAGTTGAGCTTATCATTAAAATATTAGAGCTATCAGGTATATTAATTAAGGACTTAAACTTATATCAAGTATTTGATAGAGAAGAAAACGAAAAAATTCAACAAGAAAAATCGTAATATATGGGCTTGATAAATTTAACAGACGAACAATACTACTTAGGCCCAGATGGACTTTGGAACACGTGGGATGAAGATTACGGTAATTATCAGTTTACCAGCATAAAAGATATTATAAACAATTTTATTATATCTTATGTTGGGCAAGAAAAAATTATAAGCAAAGTTAAGCGTACTGATGTAGCATTTCATGCTCAACGCGGTATAGCTGAGTTCAGCTTTGACGTATTTCCCTCAGTAAAATCACATGAGATTGAAATGGGGCCAAATTTAAGCTTCGTGTTGCCAAAAGATTACGTTAACTATGTCAAGCTTACCTG